GGCCAAGCTTTTCGGCCGTGAAAGCATAGGGGCCATCGCTCCCATGCTGGCCAACCTTGAGCTGGTTCGGAAGAACCTGCACATCGCCGGTGATGAAGCCAGCTATGCCGGAGCCATGCAGAGGGAGTTTGAGAACCGTTCCCGCACTACGGCGAACAACCTGACCCTTCTGAAAAACCGCGCCGGTGAAGTGGGCGTTACCCTTGGCGCGGCCGTTCTGCCCGCGCTGAACTCCGTGCTGGCCACCATGGGGCCGATGATCTCCGCTGTGGCCACCTTCGCCCAGGAAAACCAGGGGCTGACCACTGGCCTCGTAGGTGTTGTGGCGGCCCTTGCCATAGGCATTCCTCTTTTTCGTGGTGCTCTCTACCTGTTCAGCCTAGGCCGTACTGCGGTGATCGGCTACCGCACTGCGGTACTTCTTCTTTCGAATTCCCATAGAGCCATGGCCGCCGCCTCGTATGCCAGCGCGGCCGCCAGCCGTGTTTCGGCTATGGCCATGGGCGGGCTTCGCGGTGCGGCGGCCATGGGCGCTGCCGGCGTGCGCCTGCTGGGAGGCGGCATTCGGGCCGTAGGCCTGCTGATTCGGGCCAACCCCATTGGCCTTCTCGTAACGGCCATGCTGACCCTGTATTCCACCTGCGAGCCCGTGCGGGCCGCTTTTGACGCCGTGTTCGGCTTCATTGGCAAGAAGATCGGCTGGGTATGGGAAAAGCTCAAGAGCTTTGGTTCCACCTTGAAAAGCGTAGCCTCCTTTGTGGGCTTAGGCGGCGATGACGAAGAAGAGGAAGAACCCTCTGTGGCTGCTGCCATGCCCAAGACCGTTGTTCCGCCCATGCCAGCGATTTCCGCCTCTTCAGCGGAGATAGGGGATGATGATGGGGACGAGGCAGAGTTCACCGTGGCTACTGCCATGCCCAAGGCCGTTGCGCCTGCTATGGCTGCCGTAGCTCCTATGTCTGGTCTGACGGCCGCTTCTCCTGCGGCTGCCAGCCTGCCGGCTTCCATGCCTCAGCAGGTGGACGTTGCGGCCATGATGCAGGGCTATGGAGGCCAGGTTCCGGATCAGGCCATGCCTGCTCCTGGAGTGCCGATTTCCGCCAACTTCCAGTTTTCGCTGAACGGCATCAGCGATGCCGGCTTTGCCGAGCGTGTGGTTAGGGCCGTGCAGGATAACCGGAGCCGCTTCGAGGAGCTGCTCGAAAGCATTGTGCGTGATCAGAGGAGGGCCGCTTATGGCTACTAGCTACCGTACCGTTCAGGGTGACTGCTGGGATTCCATAGCCCGTGCGCTGTGGGGCAGCGAGTTCTTCATGCACAAGCTCATGGAGGCCAATCCTTCCCATGCGGACATCCTCGTTTTTCCGGCGGGCATCGAACTTGCCGTGCCGGAGGTGAAAACTTCCACCGTTGCCAAGGATCTGCCGCCATGGATGAACTGATCCTTTCCTCCGCCCGCCGTGCCTACCTGCAGGTATCCATTGGCGGCCACGATGCCACCAGCTACCTGGAAGCCTATGTGAAGTCGTTCGAGTACATCGACCACGAAAGCGGCAAGGCCGATGAGCTTCGCCTCACGCTGCATGACCGCGATGGCAAATGGAGCGGCGACTGGCGGCCTTCGCTGGGCACGAAAATCGAGGCCAGCTTCACTGTTTTGAACTGGGAAGGCGGCGGGGCCGTGCTTTTTCCGTGCGGCGAATTCTCTGTGGATGAAGTGGAATTTTCCGGTGTTCCGGACGAAGTGACCATCAAAGCCCTTTCGGCCGCGCTCACCTCCGAACTCAAGGACACCACCAGAACGCAGGCCTGGGAGAATTATACGCTGCGTGACGTGGCGGCCGAGATAGCCCAGCGCAACGGCCTGAGCCTTATGTACAGCGCTCCCGATCATGCCTTCGAGCGGCGCGATCAGCGCGAAGAGTCCGACCTTGCCTTCGTGCAGCGGCTGGCCTCCAGCTATGCCGTGAAGTGCAAGATCCATGACGGGAAGCTGGTGCTCTTCGATGCCGCCGATGCCGACAGCGCCGATCCGGTTCTCACGGTGCAGAAAAGCGGCGGGCAGTTCTCGCCTTCGCGCTACCGTTTCCTCGAAAGCAGTTCCGACACCGGATACAGCCGGGCCGTGGTTTCGTACACCGATCCGTCCACCGGCAAGGTGCAGAAGGCTGAAGTGGAGGTGAAGCAGGAAGGTTCTGCGGAAAAGGAACTGACCCTGAACAGCCGTGTGGAATCGGCCTCTGAAGCCATGGCTCTGGGCAAGAGCCAGCTGCGGCAGAAGAACGAAAAGACCTTTACGGCCGAACTTGAGCTGATGGGGCATCCCAGCCTGGTTTCCGGATCCAATATCGAACTTTCCGGCTTTGGCTGCTGGGACGGAGTGTGGGCCATACTTGAGGCAAGGCATCGCCTTCATCCTGCCTATGCGGTTCAGCTGAAGATACGGAAGGCGCTGGAGTACTGATATGCAAGAGCTCGCTTCTGCCCTTCGCCGCATCGAAGCCCTGGAAAAGAACCGGGGATGCTCTTTGCGCTTCGCAGTCGTTTCTACCGTGGATCCTGCGGCCGGCACGGCCCGTGTGATCCTGGAGGACGGTGACGGCATGGTTTCGCACCCTCTTCAGGTGCTCGTTCCTCGAGCCGGAAAGGATACTCAGCAGGATATGCCCGATGTGGGCGACCGTGTGGCCGTGCTCTTTTCCGGGCAGGGACTCGAGGCTGGAGTGGTGCTGGGAGGCTATTACTCCGCCGCCAACCCTGCGCCCGGGAAAAACAGCGATGTGGAGTACCGCCGCTTCTCGGACGGAACGGAGATCTTCTATGACCGCAAAGCCCATAAGCTGTGCGCCTCCGTTCAGGGAGACGTGGAACTGACTGCCGCCGGAACGGTGAAGGCTTTGGCCAAGGGAGTGGTGGATGTGCAGTCCGGCACGCAGGTCATGATCAAGGCTCCGGCCATCGTTCTGAACGGGGCCATCTCTTCCGCCGGTTATGACGGATCTGCCGGCACCTTCAAGATGCAGGGCGAAGTTTCCGTGGAAGGCCGTGTGGACAGCACCGGCGATGTGACCGCCGGCAGCATAAGCCTCATGGGCCACACGCACACCTGCCCGGACGGTGGCACCTCCGGGCCGCAGTAAGGAGTTTTTATGAAGATCGGTTCTCTGGGAGATATCGTGTTTGAAGTCAGCTCCGATTTCGTGCGGACGCCGAATGATTTCCAGCGCTCCGTTTCTGCACGGTTCGAGACGCACTATGTGCAGGGAGCGAAGCCCAGGCTGGAATATCTGAGCGAGGAGCTGGACAGTTTTTCCATGTCCATCCGTCTTGTGGAGATGGGCGGCGTGGATCCGGAACTGGACTTCGAGAGGTTGGCCAACCTGTGCCGCAACGGTGTGGTGGTGCCCTTCATGCTGGCCGGTGTGCGCTTTGGCAACGTGGTCATTGAGAAGTGTACGGAAAAGTGGCGCGGAAAGGGCGAGTTCGGCCCGTTCTGCATCGATGTGGCGCTGGAGCTGAAGGAGTATGTGTGATGCAGGTTTTGGCCATGCCTTTTCCCATTGTCATCGGAGCCACCGGCATGGAGGCCGTGGCGCAGAACATCCGGATGATCGTGCTCACGATGGCCGGTTCTCTTCCGCTCGACCGCAGTTTCGCCCATGACCCTGCCTATATCGATGCGCCTGTGCCTTTTGCCACAGCCCGGCTGATAGCCCGGCTCACCGATGCCATAGAAAAATATGAACCTCGGGTGAAGGTGGAAAGCATACGCCTTCAGGCCGTGGACGGCGGCATGGATGGCCATGTGGTTCCCTGTATCGATTTCAGCCTGAAGGATGGTGTTGTTCTATGAATCTGCCCGAAGTTCTGTTCGCTGAAAAAGACCCTTCCGTCATTCTGCAGAAGGTGCTGGCTTCCTATGAAAACCAGACCGGCCGCACTCTTTACCCTGGCGACCCGGTGACACTTCTTTTGAAGTCGCTTTCCTATGTGGTGGCCGTGCAGAACGCGATGATAGACCTGGCCGCCAAGCAGAACCTGCTGGCCTATGCCACTGGTGCCCACCTCGACCACCTTGGCGACCTGATGGGCGTGAAGCGCATCGAGGCGCAACCGGCACGCTGCTCCATGGAGTTCCGACTTTCCGGAGCCATGGATTTTGAAGTGGCCATTCCTACCGGGACTCGCGTGGCCACGAAGGACGGCAAGGTCATCTTCCGCACTTCCGGAACGGTGAGCATTGCGGCCGGCAAGCTTTCGGCCGTGGTGCCTGCGCTGGCCACCGATGCCGGAACTGCCGCCAACGGCCTTATGGCCGGACAGGTTTCGCTGATGCTGGATTCCCTGCCGTATGTGGCTTCAGCCCGGAACGTCACACAGACGCAGGAAGGGGCAGACGCAGAAGGGGATGAGCGTTTTCGGGAGCGTATCCGCCTTGCTCCGGAGAGCTATTCCTGCGCTGGCTCGGAAGGTGCGTATCGTGCCCATGTGCTGGCTGTGAGCCCTGACATCGAGGAAGTGGTCATCCACAGCCCTGTGGCGGGCACCGTTGACGTGCGCTTTGTGCTTACCGGCGGAGAGCTTCCGGATGAAGCAATGGTTTCCCTTGTGAAGGAGGCCATCTCCGGAGAGACGGTGCGCCCGCTGACCGATACCGTGACGGTGAGCGCTCCGGATACGGTTCCGTACTCTGTGAAGGGGCAATGGTACCTGGGCAAGAGCAACGCCGTGCTGCTTGCCTCTGTGACGCAGGCCGTGGGCGAAGCGCTTGAAACGTACCGACTGTGGCAGCGGGCCAAGCCTGGCCGCGATATCAATCCCACAAAGCTGATCAGCCTTGTGGAGCAGGCAGGCGCCAAGCGTATCGAACTGGAAAGCCCGACCTTCACAACTTTGGGCAACGTTCAAGTGGCCAGAGAACTTTCCCTCGAGCTGACCTTTGGCGGACTGGAGGATGACTGATGGCGCTGAACCTGGCTTCCCCTTCGATTCTTGACCTGGTGCCCGAAAGCCTTTCCGCCGATCCGGGGATGGCTGCCATAGTGCAGGCTCTGGATCCGGAGCTGGCGGCCGCCACGAAGGCAGTTCCGGAACTGCTCTTGTTCGCCCGCTTGGCCAGAGTGTCTGAAGAGGGGCTGTTCGCTCCGCTGGCACGGCTGGCAGAAAAGGCCGGCGGCCTGCCCGACCTGCCTGAGAACGTGCTCGACCTTCTGGCCTGGCAGCTCCATGTGGACGGCTACGAGATAGCGCAGTCTTACGAGGACAAGCGCCGGATGGTGAACAGCTCGCTTCTGATGCATCGGCGCAAGGGTACACCGTGGGCCGTGGCCGAAGCCCTTCGTGTGCTGGGCTATGCCGATGCCCGGATCATCGAAGGGGCCAGTGTGTGCCGCTACGATGGCGAGATAGTCCATGACGGAGCCGAAGAATATTCGGTGGGCAACCGCTGGGCGTACTTCGATGTGGAAGTGGATCTCGGTGCCTCGGCAGGCATTTCCATCGAAGCCATGCGGCGCATCCGGGCGGCGGTGGAAGTGTGGAAGAACGTGCGCTCCCATCTGCGAGCCTTGAGCTGGAGAGCCACTATCGAAGATTCCGCAGAGATGCTGGATGCCATGGACAGCCTGAAGGCCTGCCCTTCGATGGAAGATGTGTATGTGTGGGGCTTCCCCACCTACAACGGCTCCATCCTGCACGATAACGCGAGCTTCCGCCGGTACGACAGAACCTTCCGCCATAACGGTTCGGAAACATACCGCTTCCACCGTGCCAGCGGGCATCTTTATGAAAACCAGCTCGAAGAGTTCCGCTTCGGCCTTACGGCAGAGCTGGAAGAAGTGGTGCGCTGCGAGCTGCGCTATGACGGCGTACACCGGCATGATGGCTCGTACTCCTACGGCATAAACGAGGCGGCCCTGCTGGAGAGCAGCTATCCGGAAGAGAACCTGGAACTGCTGGTGCGGCGCTTCTGCTCCTACAACAACGTCCATGCCTATGACGGTTCTATAAACTTCAACGTTCGGGAGGAATCGTATGCTTTTTGAGGAAAATCTGCCGCTTCGCGGTGACTTCGAGCTTCGCATCTTTCGGGATGGAAAGCTGGAGGAAAGCTACCGCGACCACAACATGATCATGACCGTAGCGCGGACGGCCCTGGCTTCCCTGCTTGGCGGCGATGGCAAGGGAAAAACCGTCACCAGTATCGGCGTAGGTACTGATGGCAACGGCCCGACTCCCTCGGATACCGAGCTGAAGAACGCCTATATCAAAAATATTTCCGGACACAGCTATCCGGCGGCCGGTCGTGTGCGCTTTGCCTTCACCATAGGCAAGGGCGAAGCCAACGGAAAGCAGTTGCGTGAGTTCGGCCTCATTTGCTCTGATGGCACTCTTTTTGCCCGCAAGGTGCGTGGTGTCATTGAAAAAGCCGATGACATCGAGATCGTCGGCACGTGGACGATAATCTTCTAAAAGGAGGAAATATGGCAAATCTGAAAGAAACCGCCCAGTGGGAGCCTGGCATCTATCAGATCGAACAGACCGACCCGGTCGTGGGCGGTGCCGATGGCATCTCCAACGTTCAGGCGCGTCAGCTGGGCAACCGTACCGCCTACCTCAAGGAACAGGTGGAAGCGATGGGCGCAACGGTGGAAGCCTTCGACCCCTCGATGCAGGGCGGCATCTTCGCTGGCCTGCAGATGGCACTCGACATGGCTGCGCTTGCGATGCGTGAGCACGACCAGACGAGGAAAACGCGGTTCCAGGAACTGACGGCCGTCATCAAAAACCGTGGCGTGAAAACCGGCGTGTCCATCACCAAATCCACGACCGCTACGAGAAATATCACCGTGTCCAACGGCACTGTGTTCATGGGCGGCCGTGAATATCCTGTGGCCAATCAGACGAACACGGCCTCAATCGCCAGCAATACCACCGATGCCGAAGGTGTGGTGATCATCTATATGTTCCTGACTTCTTCCGGTGTCATCGATGTGGCGGCCACCGTGCTGAACGGCGAAGTTCCGGACGGAGCTATCGAACTGGCCAGAGCCCGTGTGCCTGCCGGTAATACCGAGCAGACGGATCCGTACCTTGGCAGTGTGGCCATCACCGATACGGCCAGACGCGAGCCTCTGTGGCCGGCGGTGCAGGCGGCTCCTGCCTACGCGACCGTTTCGCTGAACCGCACCCTGCCGGACAATGAATACCTGGTGGACGTGGAGATTCTCAGTGCGGCTGGCGGCTCTCAGCAGCTTGGCGAAGTGTATGCCGCCGACAAGCTGAAAAACGGCTTCAAGGTGCTGCTCACCGGTACGGCCGATGACGTAAACGTGCGCCTGCTGGTGCAGCGCCCTGAAATCTAAAAGGAGAAACGTATGCAGATTGAAAAAAAGGGGAACGGCCCCTGGGCAGACGTGTCGGTGTCTTGCGGGGCGGTATCCATCGCCGTTGGTGAAGAAGTCTTGCTGCTGAACTGCAACGCTCTCCAGCAGGATTCGCAGATGTTCATCGACATCGTGCGTGGGGCCAATGGTTCTCTTGTAAGGGGCGTGGAGAACGGTTCCGAATATGTGGCCTCGCTTATCCTGCCGCCTGCCCGCTACAAGGACGTGCCTGCTCCGGAAGGAAGCTCTTCCGGAATGGGATCTGAATCGACCGTGCAGGAGCGTATCCCGCTGGACGAAACTCTCGCCGCCGTCAGGCTGGTGCTGTGGACTGTAACCGATAACCAGGAGTTCTGATATGCCCACTATCA